TAATTGTGGCCACGTCAGAGGTACGAGCCTTAAATGCAGTTGCCTTTACGTTAGAGCCAATATCCTCAGCGATTGTTTTCGCGTCATCTCCTACGAAAAGCAACGACCCCGTGTCAACCTCTAGACTTCCTTCGGTGCGAACATTTCCTGTTGTGTCCGCAACAGTAAATTTGTTTGTGTTGACAGCAATTCCGCCGTTAGCATTTAACAGTCCTGTAAGAGTTGTAGAGCCCGCTACTGAAAGATTTCCGCCGTTAACAATATGGCCTACTACTGTTCCAGTTCCAGCTGGTGATACAGCAGCAGATGATGAGTTTGCAGCAGAGGTAGCAAAACTAAAAGTTGTGTCTGTTACCGCAGTAAGGATGTTACTGCCATCCCAACCAGCACCTACTCCAGCTACAGCAACAAGGTCACCAATGTCAAAGTAATGCTTTTCAGAGGTAGTTACGGTTGCAACCGCGGAAGCAATTGCCTTATTAGTAATAGATACTGCACGGCCGCTTACTTCAACGCTTCCCTTAGCAAGTACGTCGCCACCAACAGTGATGTCTGAGCGGGTTGCAAGAGTGGTTAGAGTGGCTGCATCTGTCCAAGATGTGGCAGTTCCATTCGTTGTAAGAAGATATGTGCCCTTATTAGTTTGATCTGGAAACGCACCGTCAACAAAAAGATTCCAATAAGTAATATCTGTTGGAGCATTTCCAGTTGTGCGAAGAATACAAATATACGCAGAACCGCCGTAGCTAACTACGTCTCCTGCTTGATAAGTTGTAGAGCCTGAATATTCGCCTTCGTATTGAATGCCATCTACAATTGTTGTCCAGTATGTTGCGTTAGGCGGACGGTTTCCTGTTGAATCTGCAATACAAATGTAGCCTTTAGCACCTTCACTTACAAGGTCGCCAATTTTATATGCGGTTGCGTTGTTATAGGCGCCTTTAAAATCAATACCTTCAAGCATCAAATCCCAGTGTGTTGTTACTGTTGGGAGATTGCCTGAGGCTTCAAGAACATTCTTGTACACATAGAGGTTACCACCATAACGAACAACATCGTTTAGTTCGTAAGTGGTGGATCCAGAGTACGCACCCTTAAAGACAAAACGAAGTTTGCCCAGATCAATAATCTGCGCCATTAATTAACCTCCATATGTAGATGGTCTGCGGACCAAGTCAGCTTTAGTAGGCTGGTGGTCCAAACCCAAACCTTATAGTCATTATCCCTTAAAATGTTGTCTTTTGGTAGGTCAACTACAGACCCATCACTAGAATCAATCTTTGTAACGGTAAGTCGTCCAGTTACGGGGTCTAGCTTCCATCCGTAAAAGGTCTTATCGCCAATTTCTTCGATGCTAGGGAACCCCCCAATAGCGCTAGCAAGAGGTAGGGTATCTCGAGAATCTGATCCGAGTACTGTGACCCCAGTTAGATCACTAGGGTTAGCATATCCTGGCATTTACTCTCCTATACCGTTGCTACTTGATCAATACCTTGGATGTAAAACGCAAGGCCTGCTGAGCCTGCAACCTTTACTACATCTGTAGGGTTCACGCCAAATCTAAAAGTTTCATAGCTATTAAAGCCTGATATTGGAAGAGAATAGGCAATGACACCATATCCGCTTTCTGAAGCGCCGGTAGGTATGACATATACATAGGCTACTGCATCAGTTGACTTAGTGTTGGTTGCAATCACTGATAATAGATAATTATCGTCCGCAGTAAAAATTGTGGTTCCAGTAGATCCATACGCGACATCTGTGGATAACTGAGTTATTCCGCGACGTTCAATTGCTGCCATTTAGAATCCTAACCACCATGTCGTTGCTAAGTCAGCACTACCAGCTGTACCAATACCCGCAGGTCCTGTGGGTCCTTGGATACCTTGCGGACCTGTTGGTCCTGTACCTCCGGCAACACCTTGAGGCCCTGTAGGTCCAGCGGGAGCTGCACCAACTTCAACCCAATAGTTGTCATAGTATATGAAAGCCTTACCAGTTTCTGGGTCAAACCACGCATCACCAGTTACCGCAGAAGTCGGCAATGTTGAGTATGCAAAATTTCCTTGGGAGCCTGTAGGACCAGTGGGTCCTTGAATACCCTGTGCACCTGTCGGTCCTGTTGGACCAGTTGCGCCTAGTATGCCTTGTGGACCAGTTGCTCCCGTAGGACCAGTTTCTCCAGTGGGCCCTGTTCCTCCAGTGAGTCCTGTTACACCTTGTGGGCCAGTCGCCCCTGTAGGTCCTGTCGGACCTGTTGGGCCTGTTTCTCCAGTGCCTCCAGTTGGTCCCGTAGGTCCAATATCTCCCGTGATTCCTGTAGGACCTGTAGGCCCTACAGATCCTGTAGGACCTGTAGCTCCCGATAAACCAGTTGGTCCTTGAATGTTTCCAACACTTACCCAACTAGATGTAGTTAGCGACCAAACATAAAGTTCACCGTTAACTAAATACCCTTGACCGGCAGAGCCAGTTGGGTTAGCTGTTTGTAGTTCAGCCAAAGATGCATAAGAACCAAGAATTGTAATTCCTGTTCCTTGTGGACCAGTCGCACCAGTTGGACCAGTAACACCTTGCGGACCTGTTGGTCCAATAATTCCTTGGGCTCCCGTAGGACCAGTTACTGTGCTAGCAGCGCCGGTAGCACCAGTTGCTCCTGTTGCTCCTGTTGGGCCCGTATCACCCGTTAATCCTGTTGAGCCTGTAGATCCTGTGGGACCAGTAGGCCCTGTAGGTCCTGTTGAGCCTGTTGGGCCTGTTGGACCAGTTACCGTAGACGCAGCTCCAGTTGCACCGGTTGCACCTGTTGGACCAGTGGGTCCAATTAATCCTGTAGATCCGGTGGGACCAGTTGATCCAGTTGGGCCCACATTTCCTTGAGCTCCAGTCGGTCCAGTCGGTCCTTGTATTCCTTGTGCTCCTGTAGCACCTGTAGGTCCAGTCGCTCCACTTAAACCTGTGCTTCCTGTAGGTCCTGTTGCTCCAGTTGGTCCTTGGACTTGACCTACGTTATCCCAAGTAGTGCCTTCCCATACATAGAGTTGGCCGTTAATTAAATACGCATCACCTTTAACAGGATTTACTATGGCGTCTAATGCGCCAACATTTGGAAGTGTTCCCTGGATCTCTAAACCAGTTCCCATAGGGCCTGTAGGACCCGTAGGACCCGCAACAGTGCTTGCAGCACCCGTTGGACCAGTCGCCCCTGTAGGGCCTGTAAAACCCTGAATACCTTGATTACCCTGTGGACCCGTTGGTCCAGCAACACCCTGGATACCCTGTGCACCTGTAGCGCCAGTTGGTCCAATAGGACCAGTATCTCCACGAGAACCTGTAGGGCCAGTAGCTCCCATAGGGCCAGTAGCACCGGTAGGACCAGGAACTGTAGAAGCCGCACCGGTAGCACCGGTTGGGCCTGTTGCTCCAGTTGCACCAGCTGCGCCGCCAGCTCCAGTTGGTCCTGTTGGACCTGTTACAGTAGAGGCTGCGCCCGTTGCTCCTGTTGGGCCCGTTGGACCTGTAGCACCATTTATACCAGCAGCACCAGTAGGGCCGGTAGGTCCTGTGGCTCCTGGAGCTCCAGCTGGGCCAGATCCTCCAGTATTTTCTCCAATGATTACAACAGTTGTATCATCAGGAGTTATTTCAATAATTTCAATTGGATCAGACACTAAAGTCTCCACGAGTAGTACTTACTTGACTTCTTGTAAAAACTTTTCCTTGTAAGTAAGTTTTTTCAACTCCTAGGGATGTTGTCATTTGAATATCCCAATACGCAGTTTTTGGTAACCTAGCGGTCTCTTCTCCAGTTAAAGATAGAGTAAGTGTGTCTACCATTCCACCGGTTACTGAAGCAGACTTTGTAGTAACAAACGTCCCTACAATTACCGGCCCCACTTGATTTGCGGGGTAGGTTGGAAATAGACGAATCTGAGATAGGGGAGTAAGGGTAGAGATATCTACGCTGAACTTAAGTTTGATAGAGAAGTCATCTCCCGCGTACATAGATAGGTCTCGTGTAGGTACTGGACTTGGAGGAGTAGCATCTCCATAATCGGGCATAGGTAAAAAGACTCTTTGTGGCATAGATCCATCATCAATTTCTTGTGGTCGATAAATAGGTACGTAGCGATTAGTACGACGGCTGATCTTGCGAAGTGTAAAGACTTCAATTCGGTGCATACCAAGGCCAAGCAAAACGCATAGCTCTCTATACTGCTCTTTACGGGCAGTTACGATTTCCATAAGTTGTCTAAAGCGCTCAGACCGCGGAATAGACACGCCGTCTGGAGAAATAATATCAATGTCAAAAGCTGAGTCAGTAGCTAGGGTATAGATAGCCATGCTAGCTGCTAGTAAAACTAATGGGTACTCATCAATAACTGGAAGAGTGGTAAGTGTAGCTCGGCTACCATTTGTATCTGTAGTGCTGCGAGCATGCTCAGTAAAGGCAGTGTTTACGTAATATTGAATTTCTGACTCTGTAAAATACTTAAAGGCGGTGCCTGAAATAGTTATAGTGGCATCTAATGCTGGGGCAGAGGCTAGCTCTACCATTCCGGTAACTTCTTCAATTATTGCAGTAGAAGATACGTTAGTATTTCCCACCTTAATTAATAAGGTTGTGCCCTTTATTGGGGCGTAAGTAAGTTGAAAACGTTTATTAGAACCGTCTCCTGTAAAGGTCTCTACGAAAGAACGACCCATGTCTCCGATTTCGGCACGAAGTCTATCTGAAAGAGCTGAAAGCGTTGCCACTAATCCTCCGACTTATCTGTAAATCTAATCATCCAAGCATTTTGAATGTTAGTCAGTGTAAACAATAAGAAGCCCACTCTGACAGGAGGGCGTTAGTCAGAGTGGGCAACCTAGTGGAGGCTTAGAGCCTGTCGTAAAGGTAGCCCTTCTCCTGAAGGTGTTGAGCCACTGCCTTAGACACTTTGTACTTCTGACCGGATTTAAAAGAGTAATGATTACCCACACCGATAGTTACAAAGTCCAAATCTTCCGCTACTCGAATAACTGTTGAGTCGTCAGCTGAGGTAACCCCAACATTTTCAACTTCATCAATAACAGTAGGTTCGCCCGGAACTGTCAAATCGACAACTTCTGTCTCCATGCGTATTGCATCAACTGCAGTTGCGATGGACATTTCTTCTGATCTCTTTGCTAGAGCTTCAGCATTTTGCTTAATTAGCTCTTCGCGTTGACGTCCTGTGACGTCTGTTACTTTTGCTTTTGCCACGATTATTATTCTCCTGTAAGTTTGTGTTGGGGGCGGATTTTAAGGTCCGCCCCCTAACGGGTTAAATTAGTTGGTTTCTGCTAGAACTACAGACTGATCTGTGATTAGACCTAGGCCGTAGATTGCGTACCAAGCAAGCGCATGCTCACGACCGAAGTCAAGGATACCGCCATCGCGGAGCTCAACTGGTAGAGAGATTGCGTGACCGAATGCATTGTCACCAATAAAGATAGCTGTGTAGCGATCCTTGTTACCGTTACCGGTCTTTGTTACTGGGGTTGTGTAACCTCCGCCAGTTGGGTAAGCAATGCTGCCAGCAGCAACTGCGGTGTCAGCAGAGTATCCTGAACCTGCACCGTTTGTTACCTTCTGGATCTGTGTGGTCTCGATAAAGACTGTGTCGTACAAACGACCAATTTCACCAAGCATGAAGTTACCTGGAGCTGCGTACTTTGTTACTTCGATAAACTCTGGGTTGTCACGAAGCTTACGGCTCTGGTGTGGGTGAATGAATGCAACATATGTCTCACCTAGGCGAGGGATGTTCTTTGTTGCAAGTGTCTCTACTGCGTCCTTAACAACACCTGTGGTGAGGTCAAATGCGCCAGTTAGAGATGCACGGTTAGTACCAGCGGTACCTGTTCCGTACCAGTCATTTGCAGCTGT